AAATTGGATCAATAGCCATTTTCAACTTCATTGAGTTTATATAATTAGATTGTCCTGTATATCCAGACAAGGAACCTATTGTAAAATATGTTCCCACATTTGTCATTGTATCTTTTATATCTCCAGATGATGCAATAATAGAATAAGAAGCAAAAGATAATCTATCATTATTTAATAATGCGGGAAAATTAACGGAATCATCATATCCAAAATAAACATTATTCGCTGAATAGGGGAATGGATCATCGTAAGAAGTAAAACCAATGAATACTTTACTAAAATTAGTAGAATTATATGTGACCGACTCGTTGGATGGAATGGAATTGTTACCGCTAAGACCGCAAAAAGAAAATAATACAGCGGCGGAGACTGATTTCCATCCTGTTCCAAAGTCAAATGGATAAAGTAATGCTTCGCGTGGTTCCAAAACTACACAATTAAATCCGCCCCCATTACTTCCTGTCTCTTTTAAAAAAATTGTTGCCATTTTATTGTTTTTATTAAATATAATTACACTTTTATTGATTAGTCGTATCTTTCGACGACGATATTATGAATTCTTAGTCTATTGTTAATAAACGGACTATAAATAACCGCTTTATCGGGTAGAGGAAGAAGATTACCCGCCGCAGTGCCATCAACGGTATAAAATCCAGTCATCGTATTTGAAAATGTTTGAGCCGCCATCGGACCTCTTAGATTTTGAGTCGATGTATTACCGGGATTAAAGGTTGGCAACTGTACTGCCGCACTGTCTGTGAACGAGTATGTTTTGCCTATTCTGTTGATATTTAGACTGCATTGACACGAGCCCGCAAAAGCAGTAGAGCCCGTGGCATTGACGGCGGTTGACCCCACCAACAATACAGCGGTTGCTGCTGTTGATCCTCGAAGTTGCCTTCCGCTTGCAAAGTATCTTTCTCCAACGGCACTAGAAGCAACCATATTAAGGGCGGAGTTACTTACTAAAGATACCGTTATTCCCGCCCCCGTATTAGATGCCCGAACAAATGCAATTGTATCGGGCGTAAATGGTAATGTATTATTTGGGCTGTAAACAAATCCGTAATAAAAATTATTAGCTGAAGAATTTGCCGTTATACTTTCGTTGGTAAAAAGCCCGTTATCAGTTAGATTAGTGTAAGAGTGTATTGTCCCAAGTCGGATTTGTGTCCATCCCGTTCCAAAGTCGAATGGGTAAAAAAGAGCCTCTCTTGAATCAAGAATTAGGCATTTTTCGCCGCTTGCTGGTAGTTTTTCAAATATAGTTGCCATGATTATTATTATTTATGGATATACCCCCGTAAAAGTCAGTATTCCCGTTGAAGTTCCGCTATAAACCGTTAAATTAAAAAATCCCTGATTTAGTTGTTGTCCGGTATATCTTCCAGTTTGGTAACTATCAAAAAGATCGTTATACATTCTTGTTTCTGGATATACATAACTATTTAAACTTGTAATATTGAAAAAATTACCACTTATTACTTTATCAATCCAATAGGAGCCCGTTAAAAATCCAGAGTTTAGCGTTTCAGGTTTATAAACTTGTCCAGTTAAATAATTATCAAAAGTATCATTTATTAATTTGTATTGTCTATATATTATTCCAGTTGTCAACCCGTAGCCGCTGAATGAATTTGGACTTCCGCTAACAATTATGAAATTACTGCCGCTCCCCGTTGTTGCTGCATTGTATCCACTCCAAATATTAACTTGATAGTATTCTGCATTATTGGGATAAATATCAAATGTATCACCAAAAACCCACCACGCCGCCAGAGATGGGGCAGCTCCAGTATTTGATAAATAAACAATTGGTATAAAAATAATATTAAACATTTTTTATTATATTCCAACATTATATCCAAAAACACCAATACTTAATTTTGTTATACCCGTTACATTATTAGTAATATTAAAACCAATCTTTCTATTTCCTGTAATATTTAAATTATATCCTCCGGAATTATAATTATATTGTTGGTGTCCCAAATTTAAAGTGGCAAATGGAACATTATTGTTATTTATAAAACTATCAGTATAGAGAACGCCGGTTAGCGCACTACCAGAAGTTCTGCAACTTATAGAATAACCGGTAAAAACAAAGTTTTTTGAATTAAGAGCTTCACCAACATAAAGTCCAGATTGAACCGTATCTAAGTAAAATGACAAATTAAAATAATCTCTATTTTCGGCAGAAGAAACACCGCTGCCACTAATTAAAATAGTATTGAGATTTCTGGATATGGTGACGTTTCCAAGACCGCTAAAGTCGATCAATCCTTGCATTGGAGGATTTGACCGATTGACACTTAAGCCAGTGACACCAAAATTATTAATAGCCTGAATCGGACCATATATCGCGGTATCTCCAGTTCCAAATGTATCGACGAGGGCAAACCATATATTATATGCACCTGTTAAACTATTAAAAGCAAAACCAGCCATATTTGGACTAAAGAATGAAAAATTAGAAAAATTAGGAGTGATTAACCCCGTATTTGACCAAAAGTAAACACCCGTTAAATCAATATCATTTCCGTTGGGATTTATAGTATAATTAAATCCGCCAAGCCCGGCATTAAAACCACTAAAGGTTGGTGGTTGTGGTGGCGGATTATTAACGTTTAATACGGCTCCCTGTGTAGTTGTGCCATAATCATCAATAATATCAACTCGGGCCTTAAAGAAGCGTTGCGGGCCACCTACAAAGCTCTCTATAGTTGTTCCATCTAGTTCAACTGAGTTAGTGTTTGCTCCAACAATAATTGGAGTAACAAGATCAACGTTTGACAAATTAAGTAACCTCAACGAAAAACCGCTAATAAATTGTGCTTCGGGAACTATTAAACCATTCAATCCCGTTGGAACTTGCCATGTGAAAGTGGGCGTTCTACCGAAGTATCCGGTATAGTCTCCGTTAGAGTCGGTTAAATATGGATTGAAATCTTCTTCAATAACAAGACTTTCCAATGGAGGCATCGCGCCCAATGGATTTGTGGATGGAACTGTATAATTGGCGGTTACATACGAAGAATATTGTCCACCCAAACTAACAGCTGCAATCTTAAATTCATGCAATCCAGTTGTTGTGACATTGAATGTCGATCCGGTTGATGCTGGATTATCGAAATTCTCCCATATTCCTCCAAATTCCAAGCCAGACAATCTATAATAAGAAAGATTATTTGCGACCGGTGCATACCAAGAAAGAGCTAATATTTGATAAAAACTATTGTTGGCATATACTCCCGTTTTTAATTGAACCATAAATCCCGTTGGGGGGTCAATCGGCGAATTATCCCCCGAATTTATCGGGTTATTTATAACGCTATAATCCGATTCAATTGAAGAATTTATTCCGCTGGAATATTCCACTCCAAGAATCTCAACAACTCCCGGTTCTATTTCGCTAGTGGCCAAACAGCGATATATTTTTGAATTATCGTTTATACTAAGTGGGACGCCACTATTATCAAACGTTAAATAATTAATTAGACCAGATGGAGGAGTAATAAAATGAATATTATAATTTCCACTTATTTCGGCGGGCGAACGAGCATAATTCCAAAATCTTATTTCGTCTATGGCTATATTTAATTTTGGTTGTGTATTATAATATTGACCAATGTTTATTAAGTTATTAGTTGAAAACGGATTTAGAGATGAAGCCAAGGCATCGCCTCCTGTTACCAATACTCCATCTACATAAAGGAATCCTCTGGTTCCGGAAAAAACATTGGCTATATGAGTCCATACTCCCGTTGTTAGTGTTGTTGGGGATGTTATTTCCGCATGTACATAACGTGCCACTGGTCTTCCATCAATTAAAGAAATTCCCCAATTTGCTCCCAATTCAAAAATATCAGCACGACTACTAATTGAATCATCCCATGATTGGAATTTTACCCACATTTCCCAAGTAGCACTTTGAACTACGTGTTCTTTGTTTGCTGGATAAGAAAGGTAGGACGGCTGTAAATTACCAGATTTATGCATTTTCATTCCGTTCCCATCCCATCCACTAGTAATTGGAATAAATTGTTCTACATCTCTTAGGGTTTTCGTCCACATTCCACCAATAGTTCCATGATCATAAAGAGGGGAAACCCCGCTATTATCCAAGGTCCAAATAGCGTTTTTATTTACATTATCCGAATAGCCGCTTTCCAACCACAAAGTAGTTAATCCCGAACCCGCGTTTAAAATTAAACGATTTTCTATTTGTGAATTTCTAATAAAAGGAATTTGATTAGACCCCGTAACATCTCCACTTGCTTCAAAATTAAGCTTGGGAACGACAACCGTTAAATAATTAGTATAATTTTGTTTTAAATTAATTGGACGATCTAGCTCTATAAAAGCTCGTCTATCTTGTTGAATAATTGTAAAATAAATCCCGCTATTATAGCTCTTTATTCTTCCTCCTTGGAATTGGTTATTTCTAAAATTATCATAAACACTAAATGAATCACCCGGACGTAAATATGTTCCTTCCATACCCGCTTGGAACGTAAGGGTCTCAGTTGACGCTTGCTCTGTTTGAATAGCCCAGTTTGCAATGCGATAGGCTTGCCCTTTCGATGTACAAGCAAAAGCGGTAATATCCTTTGTAATGTAGCCATATTTTGCAATACCTTGGGTATCTTCAATATATTCAAGATTTTCTCTATAAAGAGATTCAGGATCATTCCATCTTACTTTAATAACTGTCGATCTGGTGTTTTTTGCAGTATCAGAATAATTAAATCTTCCGTTTATAACATTTGCATTTGTAAAAGTATAAACATTTGCAGTATTATTTGTTGTATTTGCAAATAGTCTGCCATTTGCCCAATATAACATACCACGAAATACAGAGGCAAGGTTAAGTAATAAATTATATGCATCTTGGCGCTCTTGAATAACAATATTACAAGTAAAACGAGGCTCTAATCCGCCTTTTCCGTCATCAACTAATTCATCACAATATTGAGCGATTTCGTATAGCGTCCATTTATCAATCCATTCAGATTGAATATAATTACCCAATCCATAACGCTTATTGGTTAATAGATCATAATAAATCCACGCTGGATTATCTGTCCATTTTTTTGTTAAATCAAAATTTCCCAACCAAATATTTGGATAGCTCGCTGCAACAATGGTTCCATCTGTCTGATATGTTGTTGGACTGTATCCCTGTGGAACGTTGATTAACAGCCCTTTGATTTCATAAGCACGAACGGGTATGGAGCTAAATTGATCTGCATTTAATTTTAAAGCAACCAGTGCTGTGTTGGGATAATTAAATTGCGAATTTGATATAACAGATATATTTTCTACATATAAGTCATTTAAAATTCTAGAAAGCTGAATATTTTGAGAAGTTCTTCTTACTCTTATTTTCCATTTATAATAACTGGAGGCTGGAGTTGTTTTTGGTAATGTAAAGCTGTGGGATTTTAAATATGGACTTGTACATTTTCCATTAATTGTATTTTCAACCGTAGTAATAAAAACACCGTCATTTATAGATACATCAATAGCATAAGAAATACTATATCCAACCGTATCACCAGCGACTTCTTTTGGGCCAAGTAGAGTTTCTGCTAATGCGGAAACTTTCAATGTCACCTTTGCCGTATCAATATCTGGATATGTGTTAGTATTAAAAGATACAATTACATTTTTAATACTTCCCTGTCCATAGGGAGGATTTGCCACTCTGGTATTAGAGCTAAGAGGAATAATATTTTCAACTCTTTCAAATCCCGGAATAACCGACTGATTTGAAGTTCCATTCGTATAATCAAAAGAAAAACCGTCCCCGGATGCTCCAAAATTAAATGAGCCATCTAAATTTCTTACGGGAGTGTCATCAAAATAAGTGGAACAGAGTGGATCACTACCAAATGCTCCGCTCTTTACTACGAATCCAGCAATTTCACCTTCGCTAATTAGGTCTTGAATTCTTAATTCGGTTGTAGATAGAAGATTATTAGCATATTCAATTGGTGTGTGCGGTGGAGGCTCTTCTCTTTGCCGTTCGCCACGAATCAATGGAACAATATAATACTCGTTGGATGACTTTTTTACAAAAGTATATTTGGAAAAATCTTTAATTTTATCTAAGTCTTGGCAACTTAAATTAATAATATTGATATTGTTAAGCATTATTTTAATCTGTAAATATGTTTAATGGATTTGAGATAACTATATCCTAAATCTACTACGGATGATTCTGTATTAAGGGGGTGATGTATCATTTTGCTATTTCCAACAAAAATTCCCAAGTGATGATTTTGGCCACGATTTGATTTAAAAATCAATAAATCATCCTCCAACATTATTCGATCTTTCGTATCGTAAAAATACTCGGATAAAACTCCATCTTTCAAAATTTTATTTAATAATCCCATGTCTTTTTCTATTACATCGGAATCTCTATCGAAATCTTTCATTATTATTCTTCTTTTCCAAATAAAATAATGACGAACCATTGCCGCACAATCAAATAAACCCCAAATAAATGGGAGATTTTGTAAATTAGGCTTATAGCTTTTTGGAAAATATTCTACTAAATTATCAGAGTAATGGTAAATTGGAAGGTTGCTTGTTTCTGATAATTGTTCGTCTAGCTGGCTAAAGTTTTTATCTTTTGAAATTTTTACGATAGCATAAATTTTGCCCTTTTCTCGGTCCAACGTTGGAACAATTCCATTAATTAATGATTGAGTAATTTCTGGTCCAGCATCAATAAATACGGTTTTTTTTGTATATACAATCAAACCGCGAAATTCATTGAGTATTTTAGCAAGTTCAAAAATTTCATTTTTTATTCCAAGATGCATCTTAAGACTGACCTCCATATGAAACGCCACCGTATTCGTCCGGGATTTCAGGGGAATAAGTTACTGTGTCGTAAGAGTTTGACGATACTGATATAGGTCTAGATGGAACTATACCCCGGCCATAAACGATTGGAAGTGCTGAACCCTGACTTACTGAATTGGGCGCTCCAAGAAGCTTTGAAGTCGCCACTTGAGTATCTGATTTATCGCGAGGAGGGGTGGGTATTGGAGTAAGAAGTTGTATAACACCACCAACTATTAGTCCAAGACCTACAACCACCAATGCCGTTCCTCCCCAAAGAGAAGTAAAAGCCCCAACGATTACCAATACCACCCCAATAATGATTCTTGCCACAGCTCCTCTTCCCTTAATAATGGGGGAAATATAAAGGGTTTCCATCTCTCTTTCTTTGGTTAATTCGTTTGAATCTAGTCTATTTCTTGTTGAATTTATTGCTATTTTGTAATACTTATCTAATCCGACTTTTTCAATATATCTTAAAAAAGCTCCTTTGGTATTTGCGTTAATGGCTCTGATAGCTTCCGCTGGGGAACCGACATAAAGATTCCATTCGGAACCAAATCGTTTTCCGAGTTTGCCGCCTAAAAATATTTTTACTGGTTTTTCTTGATTGGGATGCATTTTATGATCCAGCGGATAGCGGTCTATATTGTTCATATTCCTCTGGAATAGGAGGATAATAAGTTACGGTATCGTAAGAATTTAGTGATATGGAAATTGGCATGGGGGCAACTATTGCGCGTCCATAAACCAGTCCAACAGCTCCACCCTGAGTCACGGCGGTTGCATTGCCTCTAAATAGGTTTGATGACCTTAAATCGTCGTCTTGATTTGGGTCGGCCTCGGTTGGAACTGGGGTCAATAACTGAACAATACCCCCCAATATCAAAGAAGCGCCCGCCGATATCATGGCAGAAGCAATTGCCTGTCCCGTTGATCCAGACGGATCGAAATATAACGAAACAGCAATTAATACCACTCCCGCTATAATTTTGCCACTACCCGAGCTTTTTCCGCTAATAGTGGGGGTTATAAAAATATCGCCCCTTCCCGTTGGACTTTGAATTTCTTTTTCTGTTAAGAGATTTTTTTTATTTTGAATGGCGACTTTGTAAAATTTTTTCAAGCCATCTTTGCGTAGATATTGAGAAAAAAGCCCCTTAGTATTAACATCTATGGCTTTCATAGCTTCAGCAGGGGAGTTTACGTAAAGTTCCCATTTTTTGCCAAATAATTTCCCGAGCTTTCCTCCTAAATGTATTTTTACAAGATTAGACATTTTTTCTCCTTAATACATGTGTTAAATTTTTAAAATCTTTTTCCGTCATGAGTTCTATAATAGATGGTCGTCCTGATGGATGATGCAGCATTCTTGAATTACCAACAAATACTCCTAAATGATGCGGAAAAATTCTGTTTGATTTAAATATTAAAAGATCATTTATCTCAATATTCTTATTTTCTACTACAAAAAACTGATTATTTTTTATATTATCTAAGATCAAATTGGAATTAGAATTAGCAAAAGATTCATCTCTATCATAATCAGGAATAAATAATTTATGTTTTTGTCTAAAATAATTTCTAATCGTGCCAAAACAATCAAATAAGCCCCAAATAAAAGGCAATCCCTCTAATTCTATTTCGTAAGAAGTAGGGATATACTCTGCAATTTTTTTATCTTTGAGTCCATAAACATAAATAGGAAGCGCAAATTCTTCAGAATATTCAAGGTCTGCTTCGCTAAAAGACGAATCAGAATTGGGATGAGAATGATAGACTCCACAAACTTTACCCAAATTATATACTTTTATATATTCTTGTGGGTCTATTTCGTAAGTATAAGATTTATCTTCTAAAGAAACATTTTGACATGGGACAATTTCAATAGAATCAAATGTATAATAGAGTAAACCACAAATCTCTTCGGTTGGATTTGCTTCTGCAAGCTCTACTATTTTATTTTTAATTTTAGTATTCATTATACAAAATTGCCACGGCTAGTACCGGGGAATCCTCCAAAACGTAAAACCTGTGGGGTTGGGAATCTTAAACGACAACCCTTTAGGCGACGTGAACAAGAATCAGCAATCCACTTGGGAGAATTATTTGGATTTTCACCGATAACCCCATTCAAAGCACAAACATAAAAAATTAAATCACCGAAAGTTTGAGGTAATTGACTGGTAACGTAAACATAATCCCCCTGATCATACGTTGCTGAGTTATCATAGGCCCCTTGATTAGAAAGGGTGAATCCATATCCACCCGCTCCAAAGGGCTTATCTGAGTAATCAGCAATAGGAGTGGTCGTATAGCCACAAGTATCTCCGTCCCTATATCGAAAAGGACAAATATTACTAAGAATTTGACGATTTGGTAGTTTTACATTATCAATTTCTAGTGGGGTGGCCATTTCAAATTCCACCAAAACATTATTTTCCGTTATCTTTCTATTTATGTAAAAAATTTCATCAGGAAAAGCCGCCGTTGGGTCGGGTAATCCATAGGGATTTTTATTTCCCGAAAAATTGACAGCATCAATAAACCTTGTCATTACTCTGCGACGAATAAATTTTCCTCCGATAATAACATTATTTTGTAACATTAATGAGGAAACAAATCCATTTATATTCGCCAAACGTAAACGTGGGCGAGGCAATGAGCCTTTGCCATCTATTTCGAATCCAGAAACTTCTAAAGGAAAAGCTGTATATTCTACTCCGTTGAAAATAACTGGTTGAAATTTATTATTTGTGCCGTTATAAAAATAATAATGCGGGCCACCCAAAAAACTACAATCCAACTCAAAGAGTTCGAGCATCGCTGTCGCCTCTAAGAGAGTAATTTCAAGGTTTAATTTTTGTTTGGCCATTTTACAATTTTATATTAACGGTTAAATTATAAAAAATCAAGTTACATTGTAAAAGACTGCGAAAGCGTGGCGGAAACGGTATTTAATTTATAGCTTGTGGTATTTAGTTTCAGATTCGTGCCAACATATTTAATATTTGGATCGTTTTGAAGCATTCCACGAGAAAACAAGATCGGGAAGCAATCCGTCCCGCCTTTATCTTCGATGAAATTAATAATTGCTTTCGTCTCTCTATCACTGCGACCCTCAAATACAATGTTCCATGTTCCAACATTAGAGTTTAATCCATCTCTTTGTCTTTGTGCATATCCATCTCCGAATTTAGCTTCAACGGTTCTTACTTCTATATCTTGGGAAGAGGAATAGGATGGAATAAAAAAGAATTCAGTTGTCCAGCCGGGGCTTACTAAAGTTGTTAAAGCTCCCGTTCCGATTGAACCAGTAGTATAGCTGGCTACGGGAAAACGAATATAGGTTTCGTCACCTTCGGAAACCATTCCGGTATAGTTAATTGGGCCATAACCTTCACCAGTTATTTTTATAACACTGCCCGCTGCAAATCTTGGTCCAAATCCGGTTTTAGTGAGAAAAACGGTGGCAATTTCGTCAACTATTTGCCAAGAAGAGATGGGATATATATATACTCCGCTTGGATTTTGATTTTCGTTGTCATAAGTTGCATAATAATAACGACTTTCACCAGTATTAATACCGTTAAGTACGTCAAATTGTTTATATGCCACTCCCGAACGGAAGGGGTATGTTATATACCTTGAAATTCCCATATTTTTCCTTAAACCTTATTTAATATTACACTAAAATTATTGATTAGTTCGACGAAGTTGACTGTTCATCCCACCCACACGATCCTGTTGAACTAATTCATCTTTAACGGTGTTACGAATTGTTCTTTCAAGGGTCTTTGCGAAGTCCTCTCCAAAGCCTTGTTCGCCGCCTCCCGACGATTCAGAGGAAGAGTTTGTATCGCCTTGATTATTGATATCAATTTTAATATAAACTTGTGGAGCATTTGTGCTTCCGGCTTTTTCAAATTTACTATCATTATTAAGGTTTACGGTTGCCATTTCGGGCATACCTTCGCCAACGGAACCGCCTTCAGCATATGTATTTACATTAACCATGCCTCCCGAGGCCATTTTGTTTAGTTTACTGTTTCCAATTTTGGATGTGGCCTGTTTATTTAAAACATATCCTCCGTTTTGGAGACGGGTAAAAATATCATCTTTAACTCCAGAGCCACCATTAACAGCGCCGCCCTTATTAAATCTACGAGTCGCAGGAGCATAACCATAACCTCTAATATTTTGTCCTCCCTGTGGATTATCTTCTAAGAACGCTGATTTACGAGGGTCTTGTGAATCTAAAAGGAATTGAGCCTCTTGCTCTCTTAATTGTTTGCCCGTTGTATTATACCAAGAAGTATCTTCGGCGCTAGTATCTTTCTTTTGAAGAAGTGACGAACCGATTCCTAATACTCCGGCAATACCTGCGTTTGCAAAAGCAGCTGTATAAGGACTTCCGCCCGCTGCTCCAGCCGCCGAAAACCCAGTTTGTGGATTAGCCGAAGAAGAATAGTTTAATTTACCTGCGCTAAATTTCATTGGGGTATTAAAAGATGAACCAATATCATTACCGGAACCAACGGGGGCAGATTTAAACATGCTTCCGCTAGCTTGGTAATTATTAATTCCCTTTTCAATACCATAACCAGCAGCGGCACCAATGCCTGCGCCAATTAGGGCATTTCTGCCTCTATCTTTTTTATTTTTTGTTCCAAAATATCCACTAGCCGCACCAACACCCGCACCAATTAAAGCTCCCCAAAAATGCTTACCGGGTTTGCCACCGTATTTTAATTCTTCAAGGGTATTTGAACCGTATTTATTAACGGCAGATTTTCTAATAACATAGCCGCCATTATCTAACATGGCGAAAACATCATCCTTAGTACCAGAGCCACCGCGAATCATTCCGCCGTTAACAGAACCGCCAGTTGCATACATAGAAACTTGACCCTTGTTCATTTTATCAAGGTATCCGGGGCCATAATTAGATTCAACATTCTGAACTTGTTGGGGGGTAAAATAATATTCTCCACCCATAACGAGGGCGGGGACACCACCTCCATTATTAAAAGTATTTATTTTACCGCCGTTAGCTTTTCCAGATATTTTACCACCGGTACTTGCCGTTGTAAAAGAACCAGCTATGCCGCCAATTAATTGTTGTACGGCTTTCGATGCAAATGCGCGAGCCGCATCATTAAGAATTCCAAGGGTGAAATCTCTAAAGGCTTCTTTACCTGTTTTTGCGCCGGTAACGAAATCACCGAAAGCATTTCCAAGGTTTGATTCGAGAGAGTTGGCAACCGTTCTACCAACATCCGAAAGATCGAACATTGATTTTTGTAATTCAAGAATCTGCGATTTAAATCCAGCCGCAAAAGACTGAGCCGCATTATTCGTAGTTCTTGCTAATTCAAGTTCATTATCATTTAGTTCTTGTAAGATACTAATTCTCGTTCTATATGAAACATTAACCGCTTCAGCACGTTTAAGAGCTTGTTCTGACTGATTTACCGATTCTTGCGCAGCTTTTGTTTCGGCTTCGAAGGCTTTACCTTGCGGAGCATCTTTAAGTTGCCCTCCTACGTAATCAGAGAAATTAGCCCGAGTTGGTTCAACAATCGGAGTTGTACTAGCAATAATAGGATTGGCCTTTGGGGTATTTTTGCTAAATGCACCTGCAAAACCATTTCCAAGCTCAGAGAAGAATTTACCAGCTTCTTTACCCGCATCAATAATTAAACTAATCTGGGTATCTAGCGTGGATTTAACTTGCTCTTCTAATTTTTTAAGGTCTTCTTTTAATCTTAAAACTTCGTCTTGGTCTTTCTTTTCCGAGAAAGTAACCATATTAACCTGTGACGAAATGGCTTGGCTTATTTTTTTATCAAAATCATCCTCTCTAATACCGATTCCGCTT